TTATAAGGTTTATATGTTATAATGTAAAACTTTTTAGGTATTGATCTGAGTCTGCACTCCACCATTCGTGTTTCTGTTGGTCGAGTGTTTCGAATGCAAAGTTGTTACTCAAGTCCATACCATTGGTTCCAACTTCATCCGAATCATCGAATGTTGGTGAACCCGCAATCTGTGCCTCACGCAAAGATGAGTACTGATTATTGATTGTCTGTATCTGTTGTAGAGAGAAGTCTTCAAGTGAGTTGAACTCCGCATTGATACGACTATAAACACCCGCTGAATCAGTATATAGGTCATCCACAATAGCGGTCAAATCTGTAACTCCTTGATCTAAAAACCCTGCGGCAGAATGAACCGCAATGGGTGCTGGATTTTCTAATATAACTTGTGGTGCGGTCACGGTATCTGTCACGACCGACATAATCTGAACTTCCGAACCAATGAACATCCCAGCTGGATGTGTAAATAATTTGTATGGTTCTAACCATTCTGACTGTGATATATCAGTCTTGATTAGAATCGCAAATGTCTGAAATAATTTATCATTAGTCAGATATTTTTGTGAGTTGAATCCAATCTCAGAACCAGTTTCACCAACCTTGAATACTTGGTTTTTAGTATACTCTATTGAGGGGTCAACATCAAAAAACGTTCGGAAGAACTGTTCAATAGAGAATTTAGTTCCCTTTGAACGATACAACTGATTCGAATATTTTGCTGCAGCACGTTTGTCTTTGAATCCCTCAAAGTAAGATTGACCCAACAGTAATTCATCTTCAATAAATGATAGAAGATTTATATCTGTCTGTGTAATGTCTCTACTGTAGAATAATTCGTGTACGAGTTTTGACGGAGATAAGTCATCCTGTTCGAACCCATAATACTCTTTTAACAGCGAGATGAGTTTGGGGTATTCAGTACTAAAGAACTCTGGAAGGATGTCCTCAACTTTATGATCAATAAAAGTGAGTTCCCTTCGGTCGAGGTCGGTTAAAGTAACATCATTTCTGTTACTCATTAGTTAGTAACTCCAGATTCAACGTCAACGATACGTGAGAATGATTGTGATGTGTCGAACTCAACAATATCCTGTCTAAATGGTGTAACTGCACTTTCATTGGCTGGTTTTGCACTTAACTTAATAGTAGTTTCCGAACCAATAAAGTTGTCTATCTGAAGACCAACAATACTTACTGTATCACCAGTATAAGAACCCACATTGTCAACAAGAACTTCACTATCCTCAGTATTAAACACTTCTAATTTATTACTATTTAGTTTGTTTCTTAGGACACAAGTTTTATTCTTTAGTGTGAACTGATTTGATGTTATGATGTGATTAACATCATCGGGTGATGCTAAAGGGACAACATATCGTAATGTATGATCTCCCACACTAGTCAAAATTGGTGAGAATCGTCTCTGGACAAATGTTTCTGAACGAGAAGAAAGGATAGCAGGACTTACGTCATCAATCAATGATAACAGATTAGAACGTCTATATGATTGTCCGAACTTACCTGTATTGTCATCAAAATAAGTTTTAATTGTATTGTTTACTGTATCTTGAATAGTATTCCTTGACAAAGTGGTCAAGTTTGGGTTAAACTGGAAGAATGTTCTAGTCTCAATAAATGTCTTAACAGGGTCGGTGAACTTAACATTAAATGATGCAACCGATAATTGTTTTGCTAAATCGATAATAGAATCCTTAGTTACCTGTTCGGTCACTGCATCAACATCTGCATTAAATAGGATGGATAGGAACACTGTACCAAATTCTGGTTCAAGCGCATCTTCACCCCCAAAGGACTGCATATCCTTGATTAGTGTTGAGAAATTTCTCAATACCAAAGTAGAGTAATCTACAGCGGTTACCATTCGATTCTGAGTTGCATACTGGAATGGTGCAGTTTGTCGGATAGATTCATTCGTTTCTTTTGCCGAACCACCAACTGCGTTAGAGACTGTCGATACACTCATGTCATATGAAGTACCAGAAACACTAACACCAGACTGCGCTTCAAACACTTTCGCAGTGTTAGAGTCTTCGCCACTTACTGCAAGGTAAGTTAGTGTAACCTTTGAACCTGTCTTGGGTGCATCACCCAAAGTAGAACCATTACCAAATGACAACTCATAGAAACCATTAGGTGATTCTTTTAAGATGTACAGTGTGGAGTTTGCATTAATTGTGTTCGCCTTCAATATACTTGTATATGGTGTGAAGACTGAACCTGATGCTGTTTGAAACACACGAACAATCGCAGTATCTATATCCATAGTCGCATCAGGAACAATATAAACTGCATTGTCTTCTGCACGATGCACTAAGAAAGTTTTGACTCTCTCAGTACCTTCGAAAATCTTAATACTATTGCTACCACTCGCATCTCTAAATTCATACAGACCCGAACCATTATCCTCCGCAGATATGTCCTCTAATGTCTGGAACACAAATTCCTTATCATCCACAGTTGTATTAAACTTATATCCCGAAGGTATCTGTATGGTTGAGGTACGGTCAGTAACACCAGAAAGATTCAAAGATAACTTGACAATCGCCTGAGATGATGTCATACTATCTGGGATGTAACCGATACCCTCTGAAAGAGAAATCAGTGAACTACGAAGTTGTGCGGTTCCAAGGAAAGATTCGTTCAATGCGAAATTAGCGATCAATCCGTTATAGTGCGTATTATAGGCAAGAACATCTAGAATGTTTGACAAACCAGACGCTTCGAAGTTGTAATCCGAAAATTCTTCTTTCTGTGCAAGGAACGTTTTTAAGTTGTTCTTAATTGCATCAAAGTCTAATGAGGTTGATTTTATTGTTGTTGCCATTTTATCTTAACCTTGCAAGTGTGGTAGTGAACGTGGTCTCTTCTTCTGTGTTAACTACTTTGAATTTTAATGTTACTTCTAATGTGTTTCTATCGGGTTGAAGATTAACATCAACAGATAAGACTTCTGCTCTTGGTTCATAGATTTCTATATTATCTATGATATTTCTTTTTAGTGAGGCAGACCCGCCTCCATCCGCCAACTCAAACAATTGTCCTCTCAAGTTTCCACCAAAGTCTGGACGAAATGGTTTCTCCAACAAATTTGTAAGGATTAAAGTCTTGACAGCCTGTTTAACCGCACCCCCATTTGACTTCTTGTAGACTTCACCACTAGTAGGTTTAATCGCAAGTGTCAAATCAATATCTTTGTACTGTCGTTCACGACTACTCGATATTGACGAGGTTTGGAGGTTGTTGTCTTCTTGTGCAAATGCTCTTCGTATCGCCATACTTCTATTTATAACCTTTTTTACTCGGTTTCTTTAATTTCTACTAATTCATCTTCACTCATTAACTCATTATTATAATAAGTTTCTACATCCCCAGCGAACTCAATATCAAATGATTCGGGGGTGTTCGGAAACTCTAATCCTATTGATGCACAAAGACTTTCGTCTGGATTATAGTTATCATAGTCAAGATACAACTTACCAAACTTGACATAATCCTTCCAATACTCTGCAACATCGAATGTTCTTTCTAGGTCAATATTACCTTCTTGATCTACTACTTGATAATACACCAATCTACCATCAGACTTCTTCTGCATAGTTTCATCATTCACGTCTGGTTCTCTCATCTGATAGATTCCTTCAGAGACAATCAAACGAACATCATTAAAGTTCTTGGTATTACCATTGATGATTCTCATCGCTTCAGCTTGTAGGTATAAGTGTCTTGCGATTTTCTGTCTCTCGGTATTGGTTACGACATGGTTGAACGGAGTTCGGTCACCATACGCACCAAGGAACTTTGCAATCGTGATGCCAGGCCCTAACTTGGTTGCAGATGTTATCGCACCCTGTTTCGCTGGATTGTATACTGGGTCAACTAATATAATCATGGCGTAAATCTCTTTCCTCTATTCTCAATTGCATTACCAATAGGTTCAAATCCAAATCTAGATGAAGCGGATTTCTTCGCAGTCCTACCAACTGATGGTGGAGTCTTTGTTTTATATTGTGGATTGAGTCTTTCTTCTGCAACAAGAGTCGAACCAATAGTATTACGAGATGCCGAGTTTCGAAACGCAGAACGAATCTCTTGGGTTGTCGGAATCTTATCGAATACGTTTTTATAGTCATCTGATAACAGGGTTTTGGTCAATAATACATCTCCACCATCAACCACAACTGTTCTGATTGCATAGTCACCATTGACCGCTTGACCTATTACCCACTCACCAGTAATTTGTGCTTGACCAAGACCCGAACTCGGATATTGAAATTCCTCTGCAAATATAGGAGTATGTGTACTTGCACTTAACAGGTCGGGTGGTGTGAATGTTGCCGAACCCACCGCAGCAGTACCAGCGGTTACTGCGGTCTTCGCAGCTTTTGCATTCTGTGCATAGTATGACCTAAGTGAAAGATCAGCAAAGTTTGCGTTATTCGCTTTCCATGCTTCAGACGCCTTACCAAAGAACGTACCATAGAAGTTCGCACCTGAGTTAAACTCAACAGGGCCTTCGCCACCTTGGAATACGTTACCTGTAAAGTCAACCATTCTACCACCGATTGCACCCTTTTGTCCCATAACAGAAACATACTTCGCACCAGTGATGTTTGCATTCTTACTCGTGATTGCAACTGCTTCCTTACCTGACACGAGGATATTGTCCTCCGCAGCAATCTCAATATTACCCTCAACAAAATTCTTTTGGTCTAACTTGACAAACTGATTGTGGTCTGCTAACATAACATCTGTAACGGTACTCAAGGTTCTGTTTGTCTTGGTCTTCTTAACAGTCTCTTCACGATTACCTGTTGTGATGGTTCGATGATTCTGTTGAATCTCTTCACGTAGACTACCACCAACATTGACATTGTAGTTACCACCCACGTCAACATTGTAGTCACCAGTCACCTTCATGTTCAAGTTACCTTGATACACGAGATTACCATTACCCTCAATGATGACAGTCTGGTCACCACCAGTCACTTCGACCTTGTTGTTTACTGCGGAAATGATAACAGAACCATCTGCCCTCATCTCCACACCCGCACCTGTACGATGTTTGATCAGTACTCGTTCACCGCCAGGCGTGTCATCCTGTTCGATTACATGACCCGACACAGTTTCCTGTACTTGGTTGAACGGATATTCGGAAGGACGTTGTGACTGTATCCCCAAAGATACACCAATGTCACCACCCCCAACATAGAGGTTATTCGTCTTGGAACCACGAGATGCCTTATTGATTGATGACCCATAGTTATACTCACGTTTGGGGTACTCACCAGTAGGGTCTTGCATTCCATCACTAGGAACACCCAGAGTATTCTCTGTACCTTCACCGATCTTATCGACTCTTAGGTCAAAATTGTCTTTCTTAGTTGTCACTTATTCATCTCCGATGGACTCAATGGCGCAGAATTTAATGGGTCACCTATTTTATTCTCTTTTCTGAATACCGACTCAATATAATCCTGTACATCAAAGTATGGGTCAAATTCACTTGCATCAATGTCGTTGTGTCCAAACACTTGTCCGCCTGGATATCTACGATAATAACTATTGACAAACTTTTCTAATGTGGTAAACTGTTCTCTAGTAAACGATTGTGCAGACCTATAGTCTGTAGGGTTGTTATCACCCGAAGAAACATTCAGTCCACCCACCATTGCAATACCTATAGAGTATGTATCATGGCCATTGACCACAGCGTGTTCACCGATACGGTTAACTGGTCTACCACGTTGCAGTCTACCATCTCTACGAATCACATAATGGTATCCAATACCCTCATGTCCCAACTCTACTTGTAGGTTATTTATCTCAACCGCACCTATATCTTTATTGGTGTATGTCTCGGTTGCATGGATAACCAACTCTGTGATTTGACGGAAGACATTACCAAATTCCGCATCAAGTTCCTCGACAGATGATACCATAGTGAACATATCATCTGGACTACTCTTGCCACTCCATTTCGCTGACTGATCAATTGGTTCTGCAACATCAAACAAGTTAGCACTAACAACAAAGGAACCACTAATGGTAGTATCCAAATCACTCATCTGTTGTTCAATAGATGATATTTCTTGTACCGCAATCGCAATCTCTGATTCTGGGATACCTCGTCTTCTCGCTTCCTCTTGCATCTTTATTTGCATATCTAAGGTAGTAGAAGTATTAGGGTCATCACCAAGAACTTCTTTCATGCGGTCTGATACATTAGGTGACTTGGACA